CGCAGAAAGGCTAGTGTTATCAATCACTTAGGTTTATTCGTATGTTTGAATACCCAGCTCCCAGGACCGAGGTCTGTAAAACAAAAATGTTTTACAGCCGACCGGGGGGAGGGGCCCATGCTCAGGCCCGAGCCCCAGCTAAGGGCCGAGCAAAAATTTTTTCGAAATTTTCCAGACGGCCCAAATCACCCATAAAATAATTGTTGTGCGAATTACGCAGTCCTGTTAAACCAATGTTATGCGAATTACCAGACAGCGCGAGCTGACCGGCCACACGTTCCACGAATGGCGCGTGCTTGGCTTCTCCCACGCCAACAACTCCAACAAGCAATATTGGAACTGCGTTTGCACCTGCGGCGTAGAAAAGAAAGTAGAATCATATAACTTAACGTCCGGACGTTCGAAATCCTGTCGTAAATGCTCATCGAAAGTCGTCATTGAGACGGTTATAACGAAGCATGGCAGAAGCCGGTCCCTGGTTTACCGTCGCTGGCTGGCGATGAAGACCCGCTGCTACAACGAGAAGGCCGAGAAGTCGTACCGCTATCATGGCGCGCTCGGCGTCAAAGTAGCCGACGTCTGGCGCAATGACTTCCAAGCCTTCTACGACTATATCGGCGAGCCGCCGACCTCGCTCCATACGGTGGATCGGATCGACCCCTTCGGCGACTATGCGCCGGGCAACGTCCGCTGGGCGACACAATCCGAGCAGCGGAGAAACTTGCGCGTTCACGTCGATCAGCTTCGCTATTACGCCGAGCGCGAGCAGCGCACCGGGAAGAAAGCGCCAGAGCCGAAATTGAAGGGTAATCGGTTCCTATGGCCCATCTTGAACCGATAAGCCCCAAAATGTCGATTTCTTACCCATGTCCTTGACGTCATGTGTAAAAAACTGCATTTTTTACACATGACCATTCCAGCACCCAAGGACGACATGACCCCCAAACGCGCCCGAAGCGCCGCTTCCCTGCAACGCGCCGACACCTACCACAACCCCCCATCCCGAGCCGTCCGATGGTCCGATACCCAGCAACGGCGCGACTTCAATCACATCCTGAAGCTATGGGACGAGTGGAAGAAGAAGAACCTTGAGCACGACTTTCTTGAAATAGAGGCGGCGGCGGATGGGATTGACATTTCTCTTGAAGTTATGGACGAACTCATGAAAGGACGTATTATAAGGGACGACTAACAAAGGGAGTCCAGCCCCATGGCTACGATTAGTTTTATCAAACCGGCCTCGGTCATCATTGACCCTTCGAAGCGATCCGCCGCGCCCGCCAAGGCAGAAGAACTTGAAATAAGCACATCCGTTGCGATGCAGGGCGTCTTGACCATCAATATCATGGCCCCGGAAGACGATCAGCTTCTATTCAAGCTCGTACCGGAATCCGACCGCCAGAATCTTCTCAAGAAAATCTGGATTCAGGCGACCCTCCAGACGCTTATGCAAACCGTCAATCAGCTTGTCGAGCAGGCTCTTGTTCAGACGCGGCTCTTTCCGGTTTCCCGTCAAGTGCAGCCGTCCTTTGCGGGAGACGCCGCTGGCAACCTGATTTACGTCTTCCAGGTCCCGGTAGCCACCTTCCCGCCGCAACAAACCGCCCCTTCCGGCGCTACGCTTCCGGCGGGTCAGGAAATCGACCTCGTCGCCGCCAACGATCACCCGCAGGTAGTCTGATGGCCGGCGGCGTCAAGGGGACAAAGAAGGCGCCCTCCCCATATGGGCGCAAGGACCCCAAAACCGGCATAAACCCCAAGCAGGAGCAGTTCTGCCAGAACTATGTGCGCGGCTGGGATTATGTCAAAGCCTATAAGGAGGCGGGTTATGACTCGGTCAACGAAGCGACATGCGAAACCAAGGACCAGCTCACACGCCGTTATCGCCGCGCCGCGATTTGCCTCGCCAACCGCCCGGCCGTCAAGAAACGCATAGACGAGCTTCAGGCGGAGCAGACGGCTTCGGTCAACGCCCAGCGGCTGGCCATGACCGACAAATACGCGATGAACATCGAGCGGTTGACGCTGATGCTTCTCGAAGACCGGCATTTCGCCAGGACCGGCGAACTCGCTCTTCCTGGAGCCGAGCAGATCAAGGATCACACGAAGGGATCGGACTGGCGGTCCGACGCCCGCGCGGCGGTCCAGGCCACCATGGGCCTCGCCAAGCTGCACGGTCTCTTGATCGACAAGGCGGAGATCACGGTTCAGGGGTCTATCTCCCGGATGAGCAACGAAGAACTGCTTCAGTTCATTTCAAAAGTCCACAGCGAGATCGGCCCCATTGTCGAGGTGACGGCGAACGCCGCGCCCACGGCGCCGCGCCAGATCGAGGCGGAGCATCACCAGGACGCGGATTTCGCGTTCCCGCCAAAGGGCGGCCACCAAGCCCCTGTCAAGAAACGGTGACCCATGGCTGAGCACGATCTTCAGCAGCTCCTGGCGAAAACCGGCGACCCGCGCACGACGCACGAGTTGCTGGCGTCGGCGTTACACGAGTTCAGAATGCGCGTCGAGCGGGAGAAGCAGGCCCGCCCCGGCGGGTTGCTGGAGTTCGTCAGATATTTTTGGGACACCATCGAGCCCGGCCGGGAGTTTGTGGAGGGCTGGCCGCTCGAAGCGATGGCCATGCACCTGGAGGCGGTGACCTACGGAGCTATCAATCGCCTCCTCATAAACGTTCCCCCAGGATCAATGAAGTCTTTGTTATTAAACGTTTTTTGGCCCGCCTGGGAGTGGAGCGCCTGCGGTAAGCCGGGCATGCGCTATATCGCGTTCTCGTATTCCTCCCTGCTGACTGAGCGCGACAATCAGCGGATGCTCGACCTGATCGAGAGCCAGAAGTTTCAGGACCTCTGGGGTCATCTGTTCACGATGCGCCAGAAGGGCGTGACAAAGATTTCCAACAACAAGTTTGGTTGGAAATTCGCCTCTTCGGTCCGAGGCACCGGCACCGGCGAACGCGCCGATCGGGTTCTTTGTTTCCCGGAAGAGACGCTTGTTGCGACCGAGAGCGGGCCTATTGCTATCGGTCGCATTGTTCGGGAGCGTTTAAACGTTCGCGTTTGGAGCCGGAGTCCGGTAACCGGCCGCCTTGAGTTGCGGCCGGTTACCGGCTGGAAGCACAATCCGGGATCAGACCTTGTCCGGGTCAACTATACCGGCGGTTCTGTCAGGTGTACGCCCGATCACAGGTTCTGGGTTGAGGGGCGCGGTTGGATTCCGGCGGATATTCTCGGCCCCACGTCGGGCCGGGTGATTATCGCCGGTCCTGACCATTTTCCGTTCAGGAAGGCCAAGATGCTTCCAGGCTTTCCCATTTCGGATAACCGAAATCGTGGAGACATGGACGCCAAACTCGGCGGCAAGGGACGCGCCAGTTTCAGAGAGCGGCCGGTTGTAAATCTCCAGGACGAGGGCGTCAGTGAGATGCGCCGCGCCGTTCCGAAACCCCCCATTCTTTTTGCAATCCGCGATATTCTGCGCCCGAGTTCCGTATTCGAGATTGGAAAGACGGCAGTCCGCGCGGCTATCGTTGCGGTGACGAACCTCTTGCCCTTCAGGAACCGCCCCAATGAATGTCAGCATCATGAGTTGGTGGACGAAGACATAATGCGTCTGTCCATCTCGCCGCAGCGTAACGCGGGGATATCCCTTACTGAGCGATGGGTTCATGAAGCGCCCGTCTCTGGCGATAGTGTGGGCGGCGGTGGAGTCCCTGTTCCGGTCAGTATAGACCGGGGCGCTTCCCTTGCGGGCGATGGTGCGGGGCTTACTGTAGATGCGCCCATAGTTGGAAATCAGGTAGTTAGGGAAGCCGCTGGCTTCTCTCCAGACTTCGGGGCCGTTCTCGGCGTCGAGGGTTACGGTCATGTTATGGAAACCTTCTGCTTGACAGTGGAAGGCAACCATAACATGTTTGTTTCTGATGGCAAGAAATATATATTGGCTTCAAACTGTGATGATCCTCACAACATCAAAGAGGGCGAGAGTCAGACCATCCGGGAAGAGACGGTGCGCTGGTTCAAAGAGGCCATGTCTAACCGCCTGAACCACATGACCAAGTCGGCGATTATCGTGATTATGCAGCGCGTCCATCAGGACGACGTCAGCGGCACGATCATCGATGAGGAGCTTGGTTACGAGCATCTCATGATCTCCATGCTCTACGAGCAGGGGGTTCATTGCGTGACCGGGCTCGGCTGGTCCGATCCGCGAACCGAGGAGGGCGAGAATTTTTGGCCCGCGCGGTTCCCGCCCGCCGCTGTCGAGGAATGTTTGAAGCTGGGCGAGTTCGCCTTTGCCGCCCAATACCAGCAGCGGCCGAGCCCGCGCGGCGGCGGTATCTTCAAGAACGAATACTGGAACGTCTGGGAACCGGAAGACGGCCGCTACCCCCCATTTGACTTCATCCTGGCCTCGGTCGACCCGGCCTATACGCACCACGACGAGAACGACCCGAGCGCGATGACGGTGTGGGGGCTCAACTATGCCGACGACGGGACGCCGCGCGTCTTCCTGATCGCGGCGTGGCGCAAGTGGCTTCAGCTTCACGGGCCGGACCTCGTCCAAGAGTGGGGCGAGCCGCCCGAGCTGTTCCTTGGGCGTCAAAAGAAGGTCTGGGGTCTGGTCGAGTGGATCGGGCACACCTGCAAGCGGTTCCACGTGGATCGTCTGCTCGTCGAGGCCAAGGCCAGCGGGATATCGGTGGTCCAGGAACTCCAGCGTCTTCTTTTTCAAGAGAAGTTCGGGATCGAGTTTATCAATCCGGGCCGCGCCGATAAGGAAGTCCGGGCGAACCGGGTGCAGCATATCTGGGCCGCCGGTATGATCTACCGCCCCGACCGTCCATGGGCTACTATGGTGGAAGACGAGATGGCGGCATTCCCAAAAGCTCGTTACGTCGATTTGACGGATTCCGCCTGTTATGCTCTCTGGTGGTTTCGACAGCAGAATATGTTGGCTCGCCGGGAAGAACTCAGGGCGGCGAACGACCCGGAAACAGGCGGAAACTCCAGCGCTTTTATAGACTCCGTCCCCCTTTACCCGATGTAGTGGAGTAATCGCCGATGACAGCCGCACAAGTCTTCGATTTTAAGAAATATATGGACGATCAGCCGCTCCATAGTCCTCAAGGTGTCCATTTTGCCCAAGAGAACGACGCGCTTGTCATCGACGAGCCGGATGGCGGCGTCACGATTGAGTTCAGCCCGCGAAATCACAGCTCGAAAGAGGCGGCGGACGATCACAACGCCAATTTGGCGGAATTTATCGATGAATCGGCGCTTAATAGCCTCGCCGTCGACCTGATCGAGGGGATCGAGGAGGACCGGCGCAGCTTCGCCGAGTGGTTGCAGACCCGCGCGAACGGGATCAAGTTGCTCGGGTTCAAGGTCGAGGAGCCGAGAGCCGACCTCGCCAGCACTTCTGCGCCTCTTGAGGGCATGTCGACGGTGCGTCACCCGCTTTTGGGCGAGGCGTGTCTGCACTTCCAGGCCAACGCCCGGCGCGAGCTGATTCCGAGCAACGGCCCGGCCAAGATCGCCGTTTTCGGCTCCCAGACCGCCCCGAAAGACTGGCTTGCGGATAAGCTTGAACAAGAAATCAACTGGTATCTTATTAAAAAAGCTACCGAATTTATCCCAGGCACCGACAGATTGCTGTTCATGGTGGGATTTTCGGGGATGGCCTTTAAAAAAGTGTACTTCTGCCCGATGCGGCGCCGCCCGGTCTCGGAGATGGTGGACGCCGAGCACCTTGTTGTGGCCAACACCACCACGGACATTCAGACCGCGCCCCGCGTGACCCACATTACCCCGATGCAGCGCACGACGTTTAAACGCATGCAGCTCTTGGGCGTCTACCGGGACATTCCGATTCAGCTCCCCGACGCCAATATCAACGCGTTCGACGCGGCGGTGGCGCGCTCCCAGGGCGTGAACCTCAACGTGACCCGTCCCGAGGACCAAGTTCACACAATTTACGAGACCTACGCCGATGTCGACCTACCCGAGTTTGAGCATCACCTCGACGGCAAGCCCACGGGGCTTCCCCTCCCTTATCGCATTACAATTGATCTTACGAGCCGAGCCATATTGGAGATTAGACGCGATTGGAACGAAGGAGACGAAGATTTCATTCGCCGCCGTACATTTGTTCCCTTTGGATTTGCGCCGACTTTCGGATTTTATTGCACTGGGCTCTTGCAGATACTCGGAAACGCCACCTCTGCCCTAACCGGCGCATGGCGTCTGCTTCTCGACGCCGGGATGTTCAGTAACTTCCCAGGCTTCCTCTATGCGAAGAACGGCGCGAAGCAGAGCAACAACACGTTCCGCGTCCCGCCCGGCGGCGGCGCCCCCGTGGACGTCCCCGGCGGCGTGAAGCTGGCGGACTCGATCATACCGCTTCCCTATAAAGAGCCGTCGCAGGCCCTTATCGCCTTGACCGAGAACATCGCCGCCGCCGGTCAGAAATTGGGCGGGACGGCGGAGCTTCCGACGTCCGAAGGCAAGGCCGACGTCCCCGTGGGAACGATGCTTGCCGCCATCGAGCAGGCCGGGAAAATCCTGAACGCAGTGCACACCCGGCTTCACGACGCTCAGAGCGTCGAGCTTGAGCTGATCGTGGACCACCTGCGCCAGCATCCCGAGGTCCTGTACAGACCGGACCCCGACCAGCCGGCATGGACCATGGACGCGGTCATCCATGCGCTCGCCAACTATAATCTCGTGCCTCGCTCGGACCCGAACACCCCGAGCCACGCGCACCGGTTGATGAAGGCGATTGCGCTGGGGACGGTGACCCAGCAGACGCCGCCCGGCGTGTTCAATGTGCGGAAGGTCGCCGCCCGCGTGCTGCACATGATGCAGATTGACGACACGGACGACCTGTTTCTGCCCGAGCCCGACCCGAACCAGCCGCCCCAGCCGAACCCGGAGATGATGAAGACCCAGGCCCAGATGCAGGCCAATCAAGCCAAGGTGGCGGCGGCGGCGCAGCAGAACCAGACGAAGATGGCGGATATTCAGGCTCGCCAGGAAACGGAAATGGCCAAGATCGAGGGCGATAAACAGCTTGAATACCTGCGGCTTGTCCAGCATCTTGTAACGCATCCACTCGCCGCGCAGATATTCGCCGGCGGCGGAGAACCAAGCGCCCAGGGACAGGCCCCAACACCCCCTGGCGTCATATGATCACTTGTCCAGCAGTGAGGAAGAACGATGCCCGATAACGGCTATAGAGGCCCCGGCTACATCCACCTGAAAATGTGCAAGATCGCTACCGATATGGTGGCGAGCGAGGCTTATTATCAGTTCCCAGGGACG